TCAATATCAAGTAAATCAATTAGAAAATGCTCTTAATGGTATCAATGCTAGATTAGCTGAAATTAATAAAGAATTTGTAGATTTAAAAGAATCGCAAAAAACAGAAAACAAAGAAGAAGAAGGAGATCAAAATGCTTCGCAAAGCCAAACAGATTAAAATTGCCCAAACTCTTGAAGAATTTTCTTCACAAGCTGAATCTTTTTTAGTATCTCAAGGATTTGAAGTAACCGAAGATAATAAAAAACTTTTTGCAGCTTTTATTCAACATACGCCGCAAGATCAAGATTCTTTTGATCCAAATCTATTGGCAAGAATGATGAGAAAAGCTAAAGCAAATGAATTAGCATTTTATTTAATGCATCCAGATAAAGCACCAAAGAAAGAACAGCAAGATGAATCAAAAACAACTACAGAAGTTACAGCAAAAGTGGTATAAGAAGTTGGCGGCTGACGGGTTTAAAGACATTGAATCGCCTTTTTTACCAGATCAGCCGCTAAAGCATTGGGACAGTATTGAATTTCAACGTTATTGGACCCCTCAATCTTTTGTTGAAAAACAAAGATATTATGAGCTTGCTAGTCAAATGCTTTATGATTTTAAATTTAAAAGCAGAAGAGATAAAAAAATATGGAAAATGCATACAGAAGGTATAGCATCTTCTACTATAGCTAAAGCTGTTAATCTTCATCCAAATACTGTTTATAAGATTATAAAAAAATATGCAAGTTATATCAAATACAATTCAGATTAGAAATGCTGTAAAAGACGATTTGCCGTTAATTTATTCTACATGGCTTTTAGGTCTTTATCATGGTTGTGATTGGTTTAATAAAATAGAAAAAAAAGCTTTTTTTGATAATTATAAAAAATTAATTGAAAAAAGAATGGTAGATTCTGACGTTAAAGTTGCAGTATTAGCGGATGATCCAGATGTTATTCTTGGATATGTTTGTTATAGAAATAATGTTTTAGATTGGGTATTTGTTAAAAAAGCTTGGAGAAAAATGGGAATAGCTAAAATGTTGGTACCATCTAACATAAACACAATTACTCATTTAACTAAAATTGGAAAATCTTTGAAACCAAAAGAATGGGGCTTTAACCCCTTTATATAGGAGAAACATGAAAGCAAAATCAGTACAATTAAAAGAAGCAGTGACAATTCCAGGAACAAAAATTTTAGGAGAAATGTCTATTCAACCTGAAAAACATCCAAGCGCAAATTTAACAATTTCACCTGAAGGAATCCTAATAGAGGATCAGGGCGTTACTGCATTGATTCCTCTTAGCAATGTTAAATCTATTGTGATTCAATCGGAGTCTTCAAATGGACGATCTGAGCAAACTTCTAAAAAAAGCAAGTGATGCTGTAAAACGGGACTTAAACCATATTTACACAGAAGTAAGCACTAGAAAATTATCAGCCACTTCGTCAAGAGACTTGGTGGCTTACGTAAAACTTTTAAGTGAAATTTCAAAAACACAAAAAGAACAGAAAGAAGAATTAGCATCAGCTTCCGATGAAGAATTAAAAAAATTAGCAAAAGAACTTATAAATGAAACCAAATCTTGAACATGTTTTATCTGAGATTAATAAAAGAAAACTAAAGCCTTTTAGGCTTGAAGAATTTCTTTTTAATCAACAATTAAAATTTGTTACAGATGAAAGTAGATTTAAAGTTGCTGTCACGACAAGACGCGCTGGAAAGACAGTTTCTTGCGCTGCAGATCTTGTTTACACAGCAGTTAACAATAAGGATGTCATTTGTGTTTACATTACTTTATCTCGTAGTAACGCGAAAAGAATTGTATGGCCGGAACTTAAAAAAATTAATAGACAATTCAAACTCGGAGGAACCTTCAACGCGTCAGAATTATCCGCCACTTTTCCTTCTGGCTCTACTATTTACTGCACTGGTGCTGCTGATAAATCCGAAATAGAAAAATTCAGAGGTTTGGCGATAAAAAAGGTTTATATAGATGAGTGTCAGTCATTTCCTTCTTTTATTGATGAACTTGTCAATGATATTATTGGTCCAGCTCTTCTTGATCATGCTGGTACTTTGTGTCTCATTGGAACGCCCGGGCCTGTGCCTTCTGGATATTTTTATAATTGCAGCAGGTCTTCCAATTGGTCGCTTCATAATTGGGCTTTTTGGGACAATCCCCATATTTCTGAAAAATCTGGCATGTCGCATCAAAAAGTATTTGAAGAAGAATTAAAACGTCGCGGAGTCAGCGCAGACCATCCTTCTATACAAAGAGAGTGGTTTGGTAAATGGGTTCTTGACAATGATTCTTTAGTTTATCATTACGATTCTTTTATTAATGATTTTGAAGAGTTGCCCAAAATGGAATGGCATTACATATTGGGAGTAGACTTAGGATACAACGATGCGGACGCTCTTTGTGTATTAGCTTGGTCAGATCAATCTCCAAGTACTTATTTAGTAGAAGAAGTTATTACTAAACACCAAGGTATTACTGAATTAGTTCAACAAATTGAAACACTTAAAATGCAATATGATATTACAAAGATTGTAGTTGACACTGGAGGATTGGGTAAAAAAATATCTGAAGAACTTACCCGGCGTTATAAAATAGCGGTACAACCTGCAGAAAAAGTACGTAAAATTGAATATATAGAACTTATGAATGATTGTCTTAGGACTGGAAAACTTAAAGCAAGTAAAAATTCTGTTTTTGCTATGGATTGTATGAGAGTGGAATGGGATTTAGATAGAAGTACTCCAGATAAAAAGGTTATAAGCAGAAGATTCCATTCAGACATCTGCGAAGCTGTATTATATGCTTGGAGAGAAAGTTACGCGTACTCCCATATACCTGAAAGATTAAAACCCGTTTATGGCACAAAAGAATGGGAATTAGAGGAAATTGCTCGAATGGAAGCTGAAGCTGAAGAGTTTTTTAAAAATCAAGAAGAAGACAATAAAAACAATAACTTTGAATGGTAATCGTGTTTATATAAGCAAATTTGACGGTTTACGCTATTTTATAGCAATAAGGAATTAAAATGCCACTAAAACACGGAAAATCAGAAAAAAGCTTTAAAGAAAACATTAAAACTGAAATGCATCATGGAAAGCCACAAAAACAAGCAGTGGCTATTGCCTACGCTGTTAGACGAAAAGCTCAACACAAAGCCAAAGGCGGACTTATACCTGGAGTGGAACATCCACATAAAGGCGAGCCTATGAATAAAAAATTACATCCACATGCCCACGGGGGACCTGTTCAATGCGCGCACGGTGGACCTGACCATTGTGCTCATGGATGTTACGCAGAAGGTGGAGAAGTTAAAGAAGCTCCAGAAGAATCTTTAGGTGAAAAAATCGATAAAGGTATTCATAATCTTAAAGAAGCTTATAAATATTCTAAAAAGCATCCAAAAGAAAATAAAGAAGATCATGAAGAAATGCACCCAGCTCCTATTTCTAAAGAAGAAGCTGATAAATTTAGTCATAGTATTTTAGGATATTCTCATGGGGGAGAAATCCACGGAGAAGAAGAACATCACGAAATGCGCCCAGATTATGAAGATGAGCTTGAAGATGAACCTATGGGAAATTCCTGGCATAGTGATGAATTTTTAGCGGATCCTTATGGAGAAATGGAATCTAATCATCATGTAGAATTCGATCCAGATGTTGAAGAAGAAGAAGGCATTCATGATGAAATGAAACCAAATCCAAAGAAAAGACTTGAAACAATTATGGCTAGACGCCGTATTCATGGAATAATGAAAAAATAATGAATTTAAAAGAGCTTGAAAAGTTAATGAAACTATGCCATAAATATAATGTGAAAAACATTACTGTTGACGGCGTTAGTATAGCTATCGAAGCTCATATTGTGCCAAAGCAAAAAACAAAAATTACAGAACAATCAGTAGTAAACGAAGAACCTCAATATACCGATGAAGATATTCTTTTGTGGTCTGCTGGTAACGGCATCTAATTATGGCTAAAATTACACCTAGAAATGCAAGTGATAGAGAAGTTGTATCTGTACGTACCAAAGCTAAACAAGATTCAAATGGATCTTATAAATGGTGGAAAGAAGATACAAAGGCTATGCGTGGAGCAAAGCTTGTAGAAACTGCCGCTTTTTTAAAAGAACAATTGCAATTTAGATACAGACAAGCTTCCATCTATTCTCGTTTATACGCTAATATGCCTTTATTTGGCATGGCTGGCACAAGTTTAAATCGTTTAAGTCAAAATAATCAATTACCCTTAGACCGTCCTACGATGAATGTCGTACAATCTTGCGTGGACACGCTGGTGAGCCGAATAACCCAATCCCGTCCCCGTCCCGTATTCCTTACGGACAATGGGGATTACAAAGCCCGTAACTTAGCTAAAAAGCTTAATCAATTTGTTATGGGTGAATTTTATCGCACTAAAGCTTATGACGCTGGTACAGCTGCTTTGAGAGACGCGGCTGTACTGGGAACCGGATGTTTAAAGATATTTGAAGGTCAAGACAATAAAGTTCAAATTGAAAGAGTACTTTTTACAGAACTTCTTGTAGATCCAAACGACAGTCTTTACGGCGACCCGCGTCAAATGTATCAATTAAAGCTTGTAGATCGTGAAGTTCTTATTGAAATGTTTCCTGACAAAAAAAATGACATATTGCGCACAGAACAAGCATTTCCAGATACAGCCGGAGATAGCGCAAGAACCGCATCTGATCAAGTTATGGTTATTGAAGGATGGCACTTACCAAGCGGACCTGATGCTGATGATGGCCGTCATATTATTGCTTGCACCAATGTTTGTTTATTAGATGAAGAGTATAAAAAAGAAAAGTTTCCATTTGTATTTGTACACTATAGTCAACGCCTTTTGGGATTTTTTGGACAATCCTTAGCTGAACAGTTAATGGGAACGCAAGTAGAAATTAACAAATTGTTGATGACAATTAGTCGCTCAATTAATCTTGTTGGCGTTCCTAGAGTATTTGTGGAAGATGGTTCTAAAGTTGTAAAAGCACAACTTAATAATGATGTAGGTTCTATTGTTACGTATAGGGGTACTAAGCCTGTTTATGAAGTTGCACCTTGCGTGCCTGCGGAGGTTTATGCACAATTACAAAGACTTGTTGACTATGCTTACCAACAAAGCGGAATCTCAGCGCTCAGTGCTGCCAGTAAAAAGCCTGCTGGACTTGATTCTGGTGCCGCCCTCAGAGAGTATGATGATTTACAATCAGATCGTTTCGCAACCCTTTCAAAAAGATATGATAACTTCTACGTTGAACTTGCCTACCAAGTTATTGATTTGGCCAAAGATATTGCAGAACGAGATGGAAAATATACTACCGTTTACCCAAACAAAAACGGAACAAGAGAAGTAAACTTACCAGAAGCAGATCTTCTTAAAGATACGTATATTATTCAATGTTTTGATGCCTCAAGTCTTCCAAGAGATCCGGCTGGTAGAATGCAAAAAATTATAGAAATGATTCAAAGCGGCATGGTGGATATAAAAGAAGGCCGTAGAATGCTTGATTTCCCAGATTTAGATCAAGAAGAAAAACTTGCTAATAGCGGAGAAGAACGTATTCTTTATGTTTTGGATAAAATCATCGAAGAAGGTGATTACACTCCTCCAGATCCTTTTATGGATTTAAATTTAGCTATTCAATTAAGCAATCAATATTACAATTTATATATGCCCACAAAGCTAGAAGAAGATAGATCTGAGATGTTAAGAACATTTAATGCTCAATGTATAGCTTTGCAGCAAGCAGCTCAACCGCCGATGCCCGCTGCACCCGCAGCTCCGGCACAACAATTGGCCAATCCCGAGCCGCTTCCAACATCACCTTTGATTCCACAAACATAGGAGTGAATAATGTCAAACGAAGCTAATAACCCGGTACAAAATCAGGCACCTCAAGCAACAGACCAACAACCTGTTGTAGAGCAACAACAACAACAAACTAAACAGCCAGATCCTTCTTCGGAAAGATTTGCGCAATTGGCAAGAAAAGAAAAATCTTTAAGAGCCCAAGCCAGGCAATTACAAGAACAACAAAAATCCATACAAGAACAACTTTCTAAATCCCAATCTGAATGGCAAAATCGTATTAAAAGCGATCCATTGACAGTATTGGCTGAAGCGGGGTTAAATCATGATGATATTGCTAACATTATTCTTAATAGTAAGCCTGAGGATATTGAGCTTAAACGTATTAAATCAGAACTGCAGTCCCTTAAAAGTAACCAGCAGGAACAATTTACAAAAATACAGGAGAGCCAAAAGGCCGCCTACGAACAGGCTGTGAAACAAGTTAGCCGAGAAGTGCAAAATTTGGTTAACGGCAACGAAGCCTATGAAACCATCCGCGCTACAAAGTCTTACGACGCTGTCGTAGAACTTATCAAGCAAACTTACAATGAGGATGGCGTATTACTAAGTGCTGAAGAAGCCTCTGATATGGTAGAAGAATACCTAACAGATGAAGCTATGTCTTTAGCCAAGTTGAAGAAGATCCAATCAAAATTGGCACCACAGGAGCCACAAGAACCTGTCCAGAAGACACAATCTAACCAGAAGCCACAAATAACAACAAAAACATTGACGAATAGTGTTACTACTTCGTCCAAGCCATTGTCAGCTAAAGATAGACGAGAAAGAGCTATCGCGGCTTTCAAAGGTCAATTAAAATAAAGGTAATTTATGTCAGCCATTTACGCAAATGTAAGTAACCAGGTAGCAGCTTTAAAAGAGCTCTATACTGGTGACGACTATATGAAGGATCTAGTCTATAAAAAGAATCCTTTGCTAGCTCTTATCCCAAAAGATGAGTCTCCATCGGGATTTGCTGGTAAATATATTCCAGTACCTTTGGTGTACGGAACTCCTCAGGGCCGTTCTGCTACATTTTCTAGCGCACAAGGAAACCAAACAGCTCCTCAGCTTTCGAGCTTCTTTGTGTATCGTGTAAGCAACTATCAAATTGCTACGATCACCAATGAACTATTGGAAGCTACAAAGGATAACGCCGGTGCCTTTGTTGATGAAGCAAAGCTTGTCATGGACACAGCTTTCCGAAACATCACTAACGACTTAGCATTGTCGATATTCTCGTCAGGAACTGGTAGCAGAGGTCAAATCTCTTCTATTACTTCTCCTTCAACTGCTGTTGGAGCCACAACTATCGTTTTGGCAGACTCAGCTCAAGTAGTTAACTTTGAAGTTGGAATGACCTTGGTAGCAACTGCTACTGATGGTGGAACTCCTTCTTCAGACACAGTTATCCTTACTTCAGTTAACCGTTCTACCGGCGTTCTTAAAGGAACTGCTTCAGCTAATCCTTTGTCTGGAAATTGGGCATCGAATAGCTACATGGTAGTCCAAGGGGATATTCCAGTTGGTGGAGCTGCAAGCACAACTAGCTTCCTAAAAATAACTGGACTAGCTGGATGGCTTCCTAAAGTTGCTCCTTCTTCTGGAGATAGCTTTTGGAACGTTGATAGATCTGCAGATCCTACCCGTCTAGCCGGTGTACGATTTGATGGCTCTTCGGAATCCATTGAAGAAGCTCTTATTGACGCCTCTTCACTTGTTGCACGAGAAGGTGGACAACCTGATATGTGCTTCATGAGCTTTGCATCATACGCAGCCCTTGAGAAATCATTGGGGGCTAAAGTGCAATATGTGGACGTAAAACACGAAGAAGCAGATATCGCGTTTGCTGGTATTCGAATCCACGCTCCATATGGACCTATCACTGTAATTCCAGATAGATCTTGCCCAAGCCAAACGGCATATCTATTACAAATGGATACTTTCAAGCTTCGTTCGCTTGGAAAAGCCCCACACATTCTAACCTACGGTTTAGAAGGTTTGGAAGGCTTGCGGGTTGGTACAGCTGATGCATTGGAAATCAGAATTGGTTATTACGCCAACTTGATTTGTAATGCTCCTGGATGGAACGCTGTAGTCAGCTTATCCGCTTAATATTATAAGTTAAATCAAGGGTCTCGGAAGATAGTCTTTCGGGACCTTTGTGTATAATATAGCACTTTTGACGCCTAGGATGCCCTAGGCTGCACCCGTAGTTACTAAGCCTCCTTAGCTACGGTGAATGTGAATGGAGGCAAATAAAGGGCATTAAAATGGCTAATAGACTATTTAATCAATTCTCCTTCGGACTAGAAAAAATGCGCGTAAGTTTATTCTTACGCATGACAATTGGTGCAGCTGGCGCTCCAACGCTTGTTGCTTCTGATAGCAAAGGTATAGCTTCAGTTCAACACATCGGCGTAGGTTTGTATAGAATCACTTTGCAAGATGCTTATCAAAAAATGTTGATGATGAGCGAAATTAGAAAACTTTCTTCTAATGCTGCTCAAATGCTTTTTAATCTTGACAATTCTCCTAATAAAATTATTGAAGTAGCATTCGTGGATTCAGCCGGTGCCCAGGTGGAACTTGGAAACGGTGAAGAAGTTCGAATGAGTATTGTCCTTCGCAATAGCACTGCTCCTTAATCCTACCTCACTGCAAGCGGTAACAGGGCTGGGTATTCAACTCAGCCCCCTTCCTAGGAGCAAATGTGCCCACAATAGCACCATCAATCCCTCAAAATCTTATAGCCCAACAGGGCGATGGACAGGTGTATCTTTCATGGGATCAAATTCAAGGTGTAACTGGCTATCCTCTTCAAAGATCTACAGACAATATTAATTTTATTGCTATCGCCACTCCGACAGAACCTGAGTATTTAGATACTTCTGTAGTCATTGGGACTACTTATTATTACAAAGTAGCGGCTTCTAACGGGATAAGTTCCCCTTATACCAATGTAATCAGCATTGTTCCAACAGCCACAGGCTCTATGTCATTAGGGCAAGTTAGGCTTTTATCCCAGCAAAGGGCTGATAGAGTTAATAGTAATTTTGTTACTAAATCTGAATGGAACAGTTATATTAATCAATCCTACACAGAATTGTATGATTTACTCGTCACTTTATATGAAGATTACTTTGTGGCTCCGCCTCTTACCTTTCAAACTAATGGAAATGATAGCCAATATACCCTTCCAAATGGAATTAATTTCTCTGGCGCGCCGGCTTTTTACAAGATATTGGGATTAGATTGCGGACTTGGGGCTCAAGGAAATGCTTGGGTAACTCTTCATAAATTTGATTTTATTAGCAGAAATAGATACGTTTTTCCAAACGTTACCTCTACTTTTCTCGGCGTATTTAATCTTAGATATCGTATTGTAGGAAATAACTTAATGTTTATTCCCACTCCGAGTGCTAATCAATATATTAGACTTTGGTACATACCAAGAGTCAAAACACTGCTCAAAGATAGTGATCTATTGGACAGTGTCAATGGTTGGGTAGAATACGTTATTGTCGATGCTGCTATTAAATGCTTGCAAAAAGAAGAAAGTGATGTTACAGTATTAATGGCTCAAAAACAAGCTTTAATTGATCGTATTCAAACCTCAGCTATGAACCGAGATGCAGGTCAACCTGATACTATCAGTGATGTTCGTACTTTTGGGGAAAGATGGGGAGGCTACGGTTCTCCGAATGGAGACGGAAGCTTCGGAGGATATTGATGGCATTGCCTATTTACAAATCTGATGATAATGATTTGATGCTGATGCAAACAGCATGGGCAAAACAAATCAATCCCATTATATCTTCACCACTTAATCAAGGGGTATTGTTAAAACAAATTTCTTTAATTGCAGGAGATAACACTATTGATCACAGGCTGGGAAGAGATTTGCAAGGATGGCAAATTGTAAGATTAAGAGCCTCAGCTATAATTTATGATAAACAAGATTCAAATCAACTGCAAAATAGAACTTTAATATTAAATAGTTCTGCTCCAGTTATTGTTGATTTATATGTTTTTTAAGGAATAATTATGCCTAATACATTAACACCTAACATGTCCTTAATCCTTCCTACAGTTGGACAAGAACCAGGACCTAATTGGGCATTGGACATAAACAGTTCTTTTTCTTTAATTGATCAACACAATCATTCAAGTGGCAATGGAGTTCAGATTAACCCATCCGGTCTTAATTTAAATTCCGATTTAACATTTTTAGGTAATAACGCCACAAACTTAAAATCGGTTAGATTTTCTGCTCAATTATCCCCATTATCTTCGGGATCTGACATAGGATGTGTTTATGTATCTGGTGCTGATCTTTATTATAATGATACACTTGGTAATCAGGTTAGGCTTACTATTTCGGGAGGGGTCAACGGGACTCCAGGAAATATTAGTGGACTTATTGCCCCTGCTTCTGTTACTTATGTACCTCTTAATCAAACTTATATTTTTCAATCTTCGGTAAATACATCAGGATCTTTGGATAGCGGTCCTATTATAATTAGAAACAATACAGCAAGTAGCAATGGCATCACTATAACCCCTCCAACTCCTCTAACTTCGAATTATACTATAACTTTACCAACAAATGTGCCGGCTTCACAAGGCATTGTTGAAATGAATAGTTCGGGCGTTGTTAATGTAAGTACTCATTCTTATCAATCTTTATGCCCTATCGCAAGTATTATCATGTTCGCGGGATCTTCCGCACCAACAGGATGGTTATTCTGTGACGGCTCTGTAGTATCTCAAACTACTTACTCTGGCTTATTTTCAATTGTAGGAACTTTATACAACATCGGAGGAGAAGGAGCTGGAAATTTCAGACTTCCTGACATGAGAAGAAGAGTTCCAATGGGTGCTGGAGGAACTGGATCTACAACTATTGGGAATGCTTTAGGAAATTCCGGAGGAGCTGAAGATATTACTTTGGATATTACTCAGATTCCATCTCACGATCATGGAGGACTTACCGGTTCTAGTACAATTAATTGGAAATACTATACAGCAACTCCTTCCAGCAATTTTGCTCCTCTTGTAAGCACAAATACTACTCCAGGAACTTCCTTATTATTGCAAGGATCTTCGCATAATCATACAATACCTGCCCAAGGAGGCGGAGCTTCTCATAGCAATATTCAACCTTCTTTGGTTTTAAATTATATTATTAAATACTAATGCCACTTAATAAACAAACATTAAATATTCCTTTTGCTTTAGGATTGGACACTAAAACAGATCCTTGGCAATTATCCCCAGGAAATTTTCTTACTTTAGAAAATACAGTATTTTTTAAGGGAAAATCTTTACAAAAACGTAATGGATTTGGGACTTTAGTTAATCTTCCAGAAAATAGCGAAGCTACAACTTTAACTACATATAAAAGTAATCTTACAGCTATAGGAAATAATCTATTTGCTTTAAGCGATGCTAGTGACCAATGGATAAGCAAAGGAAGAATACAACCCATAAGCCTATCTGTTCAATCTACTGTAAGAACTCCATATTCAGTTTCTGCTGTAGATTCTGCTATATCTTCCAATAATCTTTGTTGTACTGTTTTTTTAGACGGAGATGGATCTTACAAGTATCAAATAAGTGATTATGGTACAGGGGAAACCCTTATAAATTCTACACTTATAGCTTCGGGTGCCAATCAAGCTCGTGTATTTTTCCTTGGAAATTATTTTGTTATTACATTTTTACGCCCTACGGCGAATAGATTGTCTTATTTAGCTATTCCTTGCACTAGTGTAACAAGTTTAATAGGTCCTGTAGATTTAAGTGCTCAAGTATTTTCAGCCACTACTGGATATGATGGGTATGTAGTCAATAATACTTTATATGTTGCCTGGAATGGAAGTGATGTCGGCGGAGCAATTCGAGTAACTAGGCTAACAAGTCTTTTAAATCAATTAAATACATTAGTTATTAGTGGATATACTGCTACAAAGGTAAGTGTAACAGCTTATATGCCTGGATCAGGATTGCCAACTATTTGGGTGACGGCTTACAGTGATCCAAATGGGTATAGTTGGTCGATCGACAATGCTTTAAGCACTGCTTCACCGGCTAGACATACCATAACGACTGTAGCATTGCATCCAGCTGCTACGGTAACCAGCATTGCAGATTCAACTGGACTTAAAGTATTTTATCAAGTAACCAATACTTATTCATTTTCTTCAGAAAGAACTGATTATATTGAAAAAGTAACTTGCTCCAATTCTGGAGTAATAGGTTCTCCTTTTATTGTTCACAGAGATTCCGGTTTGGGAAGTAAAGCATTTTACATCAATGATGTTGTTTATATACTTTTAGCTCACAATGGAACTAATCAACCTTCTTATTTTTTAGTAGATGAAAATGGCTATATGCTTTCTATCTTGGCTTATTCTAACGGAGCCGGATATATGTCTACTCAAGTTCTTCCTTCAGCGAATGTAGCTGGAAATTTAGTTCAAATTGGTTATTTATATAAAACTCTTGTTATTCCCGTAAATAAAAGTCAAGGAGTACTTGCTCCTAATAATGTTTATGCTCAAATTGGGTGCAATTTAGTTACTTTTAACTTATCCAGCAGTAATTTACAAAACGTGGAAATAGGGCAATCTCTTAATATTTCCGGCGGATTTATGTGGATGTATGATGGAGTTAAACCTGTTGAACAGGGTTTTAGTATGTGGCCTGATGAAATACTGGCTACGCCGAGTAATAGTACTGGTACTTTAGCTACACAGCAATACTACTATCAAATTACTTACGAATGGACAGATGGGCAAGGATTAATTCATAGATCAGCTCCAAGTATTCCTATTGGAGTTAATCTTACTGTTCCAAACAATACTGTAACTTTAAACATTCCTACTTTAAGATTTACTTTAAAAGGTAATAACGTAAGAATTGTTATCTATAGATGGTCCCAAGCTCAGCAAACTTATTATCAAATTACATCTATAACTTCACCTCTATTAAATAATATTTCAGTTGATAGCGTACAATACATAGATACAAGTCCTGATAGCGCTATACTAGGAAATACTGTTTTATACACAACAGGGGGAGTTGTTGAAAATATTGTTCCTCCTGGAACTTCTGTAATGACTTTGTTTAATAACAGATTGTTTTTATTAAGTGATGAAGATCCCAATAGCATTTGGTACAGTAAACAAGTATTAGAACAAACTCCAGTAGAAATGTCGGATTTGTTTACAATTTACGTTGCACCGACTTCTAGTAGCCAAGGATCTAGCGGTATTATTACAGCTCTTGCTACAATGGACGATAAACTCATAATATTTAAAGCAAATTCAATATATTATTTAACTGGAAATGGACCAGACATCACGGGAGCAAACAATGATTTTAGTGAACCTGTATTTATTACTAGCACTGCTGGTTGTGTCAATCCTCATAGCATAGTTTATACCCCAGAAGGCTTATTTTTTCAATCCAATAAAGGTATTTGGAGACTTGGGCGTAATTTATCTACTGATTACATAGGCGCTGCTGTAGAACAATACAACAATAAAGCTATCAGTTCAGGAACGGCCATACCCAATACAAATGAAGTTAGGCTTTCTACCGAAACTGGGGTTAGCATGACTATATATAAAGGGCTACAAACCGTTTTAAACGCAAATGGAGATGTATTACAAGAAACTCCAGGTAAATACTTAGATACAAGTAAACTTGGTCAAATGCTTTTATATGATTATTACTACAGACAATGGGGCACATTTAACATTGTATCTGGACCTACTACTTTTTCTTTTACTACAGCTTGGTTTAATCTTGCTGGAGTACAAGGCTTTGAGCGTTCATATTGGATGACTTTGCTCGGGCAATACATATCACCTCATAAATTAAGTATTTCAATAGCTTATGACTACAATTCCAGCCCAAGTCAGAACGTTCTTATTACTTCAAGCAATTATTCTGAAAATTTTGGAAACGATCCTTATTACGGCACTACTTCTCCATTCGGTGGTCCAGGCAATGTAGAACAATGGAGAATATTTTTAAATAAACAAAAATGCCAAGCATTTCAAGTAACTGTCACTGAAATATTTGATCCATCCTATGGCACAGAGCCTGGCTTTGGAGTTCAATTAACTGGATTAAATCTTATTATCGGTGCAAAAAGCACTTACCCAAGACTTTCCGCAGATCAACAGAGGTCATAGTATATGTTCAAATCTTATGAATATTTTAAAGAAAAATATGGCAATAGACCTGGAAATTGGCAAGTGTGCATAGAAGGTCAAATAATGATATTACCTTTAGCTATTGAAATGTATTTAGTACAAAAACATTGGCACAAAAGAGACAAAGGTATTAAGAAAATTTATAGAAAAGAATTGATGAAATTTTTAAAACAAATAGGAATGTAATATGAATTACAAAGATTACCAAAAAGTAGAAAAAATGGCTATTGATTTGGGATTATCTGAAATAATCGATAAACAACATGTTATTTCTGTCTTAAAAATGAGACAATATTTAGATAAATCTGTAGAACGTATGAAAATGTTTAGGGATTATTTAGATGAAGTTGAAAAATTTCCTGTAAGAATAGGCGACGC